GTATCAGCCTGCTGACGGTGAGACGCACCCCCGCTGCCACGTCGGCGGCGACTTTTTCCATGGCACCGGCGAAGTTGTCGAACTCGCAGATCCCGTTGTCCCGGAGAGCTGCGCCGACGCCACTGATGTAGATCGTAGAAAGGATGTCCTTCATTTCAAGACCTTCGTTGCCATAGAGACCATGGCTTTTGGCATGGCGCGTTTAGGGGCGAGATTCACGTTTCGATTTTTAGCTGAGAGACCGGCAAAACTGTCGACGCTCCGCGTCATCTCGGGAGGAGCCGTGGCTTTGCTGACCATGTTGCCTGCGGTGTCGCCGGCCATGTCCATCGCTAACCCTAGCTTTTCCAGAGCCGCCTTAAACCCTCGGTTATAGGCGTCGCTGAGCATCAAAGCCTCGCGAGAAAGTCAGACAGCGAGGCTTGCTTTTCGTGCTTCGGAGCATCTTTTTCCGTGCCGATCACGCCGCCCTTGATGCCGGTTTTGCCGGGGGCGCCGAAATAGTTACGGCGGTGCGCCGTGTTGGGGACCGCGTTGGAGAGCTCCTTGTCGTGGTCCTTGACCGGGGTGCTCTTGCCTTCGGCGCCTGGGTGCGCCTTCTCGGCGCCGATCGTGCCGCCCTTCACACCGGACTTGCCGGGGGTCGGGCTGAAGACGTTCGGACGGTCGCGCGTGTTGGCGACGGCGTTCGTCAGCTCTTTCTTGTGATCGGTCGACTTCGCGCTGCTCTCGCCCTTGGCAACTTTGCCTGGGTGGGCGCCAGCGACGACGTTGTTGTTGCCCGGCGAAGAAGCGATCTTCGTGATCTCTTCGACCGCTTCTTCGATGTGGGCGACCTTCTCTTGCTCGTCGTCGGTCTCCGACATCTTCGAGAGGGCGATGGCGATGACGTCGGTGACTTCCGCCGTCGCGCCGTCGGTCGCGAGCACGCCTTCGCCGCCGAGTTGTTCGAGGGCGTGGCCCAGAGCTTCAGCGTCCGCTTCGGCAACTTTTTCATTTTCGTAGGCCAGAACTTCACGGTCGACCATGCAGTTCCGAACGCCCACCACGTACGCAGTCGCAATCATCGGTCACTCCTATAGTGAGTAAAAAACAGAGCCTGTTACACCGGAAAGCTATCCGGTTTTATCCAGACGCTTTTTTCTGCCAACTAAAGATGATCTATTCGCAATTACTACAAATTTTAGGCTAAGTGCCCGGGACCAACAACTACTTTCTTAGCCGTTGGGCGACCAGTGCTGCTCTTGCGCGGGCTCTGACATCGGAGGGGGAGGTAGAGGTTCTTGCCGTCGACCCATAGGCTTCAGGTTGAAGGCGCGGTCGACGCGCGCACCCAAACGCTTGCCGCCTTCTGCTGCTGCCATCGAGCCGGCGGTACCGCCGACGAGGCCAAGTGGCATACCAGCGACCATTCCAAGCGTGGAACCTAAGGACTGTCCGACGTTGGCGCCGAGTCCGGCTTCGGGATCGACAGGGTTCTTACCCGTCAAAACCCCACCCATCTCATATGCCGGAAGGCCGACAAAAAAGCCTTTATGGAGCGCGTTGCGCCCGTACCAGTTCGCCGCTAACGCTGGGTGGTTCTTGATGAAATCAAGAGTTCCCATTTGATTGATGTCGCCCATCTGTTTCATCTGCTCGCCCGAGGCCCCGCGCATGAACTGCCCGACGTTCTGGCCAGCTTTTTCGGCGTGATGATGGGCGTATAAATCGGCGCGCGTTGGCTTCGGGCCTTTGAATTCCTGTGCGAGGTAACTCAAAATTCCGCGCTTCTTGCCAATCGGGTCGCCAGTTTCGCTGTCGTATTTCAGCATGCCCTTGAGCGGGCCTTCGGTATGCGTGTCGTGGACGACGCCGACGTTCTTAATCCCATGGAGAGGGTCCCAGCGCTCGGCAATATTTTTGCCCTTCGATGCGACACGTGCCGCGTGCGTCTTCCCACCCATGGCGAGGTTCCACAGGCCCTTGCCCATGTTGCGCGCGACGTCGGGAATGAACGCGGTCTTTTCCATTCCGGGAAGGCTGTCGAGGGTCGCCTCGATAAAAGTTTTTCTCGACATACTCAATAATGCCCCTTACCGGTTTCTTTGCCAAAGTCTTGGGTGCCATAAAGCATAGCAGCGTACGGAGAAGTCCCGTGGGTGTCTGATCCCCAGTTCTCGGACGCTCCTCGAATGAGCGTGTCTTTAATGCGCCGGTGCGCAAGACGGGACACCCAGTCTTGGCCCATGAGCGGCACCTGCTCGAGCGGCTTCATGATCGGGTCGTAGGTGGCCGTCTTGTTGGTGAGGAGGACGGACTTGAGCCCTGCTTGGTGCAGGGCGTCGTGAATATCCGGGGTGATAGTTGTTCCTGCGGCATAGTGAAGATACTCGTCTCCAAGACGCTTTCCGATAATTCCCACCCCAAGCTGGTGTGATGTAGCGCCGTCAGCAAGGTGGGCTCTGATGGAATTATAGGGGACAGTGTCGCCCTTGATAAAAAGACCGGCATCATCACCCTCGGTCACGACGACGTGATTTAGGCTGTTGCGGACCAAAAGCTCCACATGGCGCTTGTCGATGTCAACGCCGCTGTCTTTATAAATATTATAAATAGTCCCTGACATATATTTGCGGCCGGCGCCCAAGCCCTGGAGCTCCACCACTTGCTTCGGGTTTTTGATACCGTCCGAGAGCGCGAATCCTGGGACAACTTTTTGTCCGAGCTTGACCGTGACTTCGCGCTTGGGCGGCACATAGTGTGCTGTATCGCCGATGCGTACGACGGCGCCGCCCTGGGGGGATTTTTCGATCGACGAGACTGTCCCTGCATGCTCCGCCAGAGTAGCTTGGTCTTTGAAAATTTCTGGGATCCCTACCAACTGCCGAAAGCCGAGAGTGCCAACCAGCTTAGCTTCGTCGGAGCGCGCCATCTGGCCACCGTGCTTCGACGAGAGGACCATCTGCGTAAGGGGTTCTGATAGCATCTGCGCCGAACGCATGCCGACGTTGACGCCGATCGTATGCATCTGACCTTGGTTGTTGTGGCCCCAGCACTTCTGGCAAACGCCCGGATGATCGAGACAGGTCATAGGCGAGCGCAGCTTGATGGTCTTGGTGCCCTTCTTATGAAGAGCCCGGACCACCTGGTCGGTGACGAGCTCGTTCGAGCCTGCCTCGTAACGGTCTAAAATATGGGAGTCGTCGACGCTGTACTCGAGGCCGTTGTCGGTCCCGCAGTCGGGGCGGGTGATCATGGCGTTGTTTAAAACGTTCGTGATCACTTTCGAGCTGTCGCCGGGGAGCGCCGTGGCAAGCTGAGTTTGCGCCGACTCTCTACGGGACTCGCCGGCGGTGAGCCAGAACTCGGATGGCGACAGGCCCTCGGAATAGCTTTTAGAAATTAAATAGGGCAACGGGATATCCCCGTGGCCCTTCACAACAACAGGAGAAAAGACCGTCTTCAAAAACTGCCCAGGCTTACCACGGGAGCCGGATTCAACTTGCCTTTGCAAAGAACCCTTGTGCTTGGTCCCGAGTTCGAGGCCGGCAGTCTGGGCTTGGAGCAATCGGTTGACGATCGCTTTATCGTCTTTGAGCTTGCCGATATCATGCCGGGCGTCACCAATTAATTTGTCCCGAGCTGCATAGTCCGGCGTGATGTCGTCGAGACCCACAGACACGCCTTCAAAAGTGGCCATCATGTCGCCAACTTTTTTCACGTTCTGGACAATATCCGGGAAGAGCTCGGGCTTTTCTTTGGCGATGCGCGTCAGGTGCTTGGTCAAAGACTTCTTATCCAGAATACCCGTGAGGTGATATTCCGGCGGGATGCCCTCGTTGACCAAGTGGTGGACGAACATCATTGAGGGGTCTCTATCTGGACTGCCATGGGCCCTTGGACTCTCATGTCGGCCATAACTGTGATCTTAGCGACAGCCATTCCGTCGCCAATCCCGAGAGAAAATTCGATGCGCTGAACCATCTTCATAGGCTCGCCATCGAGTAGGACAACGGCGTTCGACTCCGAGAGCGGCTCGCCTTCGCGGATTGGTTTGATCTCAATACGATGCGTATTGAGCTTGGTCACGAGTTCTGCGGTCATACCGTCACGTCCGGGCTATTATCGTTGATCTTCGCCCGCTCTTTCGTCGTCGCCGACGACGCGTAGCTTTGCTTGTTTTGGATCTTGTTGTGCGTGCGCATCGCCTTGTCGAGCGGGTTCGGCCAGCCTCGACGGATTGTATCGACGATCGCTTCTTCCTCGTTCTTCGGGCCGGTGACCGAGTTGGGGTCGTCGTCTTGGTTGTGCGGGAGGGCTTCCTCCTCGGCATGCTTCCAGCCCATCTCGTAAGCGCACTTGAGCATTTCGCGCGGTGGCCGGCGACGCACCATGTCGTGCATCTCGAGCAGGGCTCCGTGCTGCGACTTGGTCGACTTGTGGTGCTTCATGTGCGACAGCACACCCTCCATCTGCCGGCCAAGAGGCGAGCCGATCGGAGCTTTGGTGCTTTTTCCTTTTCCGACTGGCATTACGATTTCCCTCTGCCGTAGTTGAAGACTGCCATGGCTTCTTGGGCCTTAGGCGACAGGTCTTTCGCTTCCGACTTGATCGGCTTCGGCGCAAACGTCTGGCCGTAGTCGAGGGTGCGCGCGCCCTCGTGGTCGATCTTCATCTTGGGTCCGGCGTGCGTTGCGGACGCTGCTTTTTTTGGCGCGCTCATTTTCATGTCGCGAAGCATCTTCCAAGCTTCTTCGCCAGGAAAAGGGTTCTTCGCCTCTTTGACGAGACCTAGTTCTTCAAGGCAGCGAGCCTGGCCAGCCTGGTATGCGTCTCTCAACATATCGGTGTACCTCTGCGCTAATACTAGGACTTTTGAGTACCGATCTCAACATCATCGTTCGCTTTGAGCTCACCACGATAATAGGCCTGCATCGCGTCGGCTTGAGTCTTGTATTTTTTCTTCACGCCCGTCGAGCCTAAGCGCGTGGACTCGAAAAGACCGATCACCGACTCCATCTCTGGCTTCGGGATCAGGTCGTTTCTCTTCTTATCCGAGAAGAGCATGTGATCGAGCGTCATCAGCTTGGCATCTGCAACAGCCTGTGGTTGAACCGGAACGTGAAGCTGAATAGCGTCTCCGTCGTAGTCCGCGTTGAGGGGAGTCTCCACAAACGGACTAAGCCGAATGGTCTTCCCCGGAATAAGTTTTGGGAAAGCGGATAGAACACTATAGCGCCACAGCGAGGGGGCTCGATTAAATACAACGGGGCGCTCCTTGGTCTCGACCTCGAGCGCCTGCCTGGCCATGTCCGTTTTCTTTTCAGCATGGTCGGCCGCCTGTAAGGCTGGTAAACCCATCTGCACTAAGCGCTTAATAATAAACGGCTTGTAGATGCCCCACGCTGTATCTTCTGGAAGCCCGATCTCGTTCATTTTCAAATTTGGATCTGGAGCGATTGTCCCACGACCGGAGAGATCTTGTGGCCTGCCGTAGATCTTCTCTTGAAAATAGCCTTCTGAGGGCCGAGGCCCAGCGATCTGCTTTACGAAGCCTTTCTTGCCCTGCTGCCTGAGCTTGTAAGACGCAGGATCTGAGAGTCCAGACACGGCCGACACGGCATCCCACACCGCCTGGCGCATCGGCATCAGGTCATTGGCGTGGGTGATCCCGACCGACTTCATTTCTTGTAGTTTTTGATCAGCAAGAAGCACGTCACGGTAGAGATGATTTGAATCTGCCACCAGGAGCTGATTGTTGGGACCGGGTACCACAGGGCGCATCTTCGGAGGAAGAACTGCCAGATGATGCCCCATATAGGCCTCAGCCGGCTCAAGTCCGGCTCGTTCCAGACCGCCAAGAAATTTGAGACGTTTGACAGCCACATCGAGTTTTTGCCCCGAGCTGTTTTTGATTTCCTCTTGCGTCTCTTTTTTCATCTTCTTGGTGTCGAGGGCTTTGAGCAGCCCGAGCACATGCGCGCCGCCCTTTTCAAGAAAAGTTTTAGTCAGGCCAGTCTCGCTCATGCCCAACAGGCTCGCCGTTGGCTTCATAAAAAGTGGCTTAACTATGGGCTCTGAGAGCTTGATATCCGACCACTTCTCGCCCTCGATCCCGCCCGTCTTGAGGGGGTCAAACAAACCCCCTATTTCAGGCTTAAGATCTTTTTTCCGGAGTACAGATGCTTCTGTAATTGTCCCGTGGGACATCTCTTTGATGTCTCGGTCGGTTAGCGGCTTTAGGTACGCCTGGCCAGCTTTGTGTTCGACTTTGATCCCGGCGCCGGCGAGCATCCCGGTGAGCTTGTCCACCGCGAACGATCTCTTTGGTACGGGTAGCGGGGCGCCCGTCTTAAAAGCATTCCACCACTCGACGTTCTTCTGACCTTTGAGGGTCATGGCTTCGCGCAGGTAGTTGGTGGCGCCGTGAGCTAGCAGTGCGTTGACTTCCATGCCGCCGAGGCGTTTCGCGCCTTCCTCACCGCCTCGAGTTGGCTGCTCGTTAACGTCGTAACTTCCGGTGCCACGCGCTCCGAAGTTGGTGTCAGTGCTTTTGAAGAGCTTATACACATGCTGATAGCCCGTAAAAATACCCGGAATTTGCCGGCCCGTAATAGGGTCCGTAATCGTCTCTTTGTCGGGGACGCCATGTTGCTTCAGCACCGCCTTGGTAAGCTTTAGTTTGTCCTCGCCCGAGAAATTCTCGACGACTATTTTCTGGCCAGTCTTCTTGGCAACTTTGCCAAGCGCTGTCTCCAGAAGTTGTCCTGGATTAATTCGTGACACAACTCCCGTAGAAGCAATAAGAATATCGAGAGGACGACCAGTGGCATCGTGAGGCATTTGATGGTCAGGTATAATGCGCGATACGACGGCCTTATTCCCGTAGGAGCCGGCGAGCTTGTCGCCAACGACCATAGGTGCTTCCATCTTGAGCGTAAGCGCAATGCGGCCTCCCATGACGACGACGTCGATGATCGTCCCAGGGTTCTCGTGGTCCCAAAGCTGGCTGTTGTCTCTGTATTTGCTCACCAGAGACTTATGAAAACGCCCTAGCATGATGTCCGTCTCGGAAGGCTGCGACTTGCGCAGGGCCAAGATCACTGGGTCGCCGTAGTTGAAGACCTGGCCCTTGACGGCGATGCCTTTGTCGTCGAGTTTTCCGGTCTGCGAGCTTGTAAGCTTATTTGGGAAATTATTTAGATAGAGCTGTTTGTCTAAAATAATATCGGCGTCGATCTCCAGGATCTTCTTGTACATGTGCATCGACGTGAAGGACTTCGCAGCGCCCTCCGAGATCACGACGGCGTCGTTGGAGTTCTCGCCGTGGTACGGCATGTAGGCCACGTAGGCATTGCGCCCCAAGGCGACGTTGCCGTTGCGGGTGAAGTTGGACTCGGTGAGCTGGTGGTCTTTTTTTACTTTATCCCCTGCCTTCACGAGCACGTCTTCGTGCAGGTAGGTCTTCGAATTGAGCGGGAAGTCGTTCGTATAGGAGATCTTGTGGGCCGAGCCGTCCGTGCCCTTCATGTGAATAAAGTCTTGGTCGACTTTCGTGACCGTGCCAGCGACAGGGGCGCGCTTGATAATCTGGCTGCCGAGCAGACCATTCATCGTTTCGTACTGGCTGCCCTTGGGCGTGGAGACTTGGACCAGAGGCTCTTCCCGGTCTTTGAGTGGGAGCGCTTGGGTAATATACTTGGCGCCCATCAGCGCCCGGTTGCCCTGCATGTTGTCGATGAAGGGGATCAGGCTTGTCGAGGGGCCGAACATCGATTGGCTGTGGGGGATCTGGTAGTCGACGTGCTTGGCATCAACGGTTTGAATCCGGCCGTCTTTGACGACCTGGACCTGGCCTTTTAATTCCTGGTTAGGGAATGCCAAAACTTTTTGACGAATAATCTTGGTGTCGACATACGAGATTGGCCCAGCCGGGTTAGCCTGAGTTCCCTTACGCGGGTCCCGCACAGACGCAAAAATATTGCCAGCGCTATCTTTCGCCATCGACAGGGACGCCCGCAGGTCGACCCCGATCGAGCTCGAGTCGGTGGTTTTTACAGGATCAATGACTCCTAAATGCGTCACGTGCAGGTCCCGCGTCTCTTCGGGGACCGCGCGCAAGCTGCCGATACCGCCTTCACCCATGCGGGTGATCTTCATGGCGGCGTCCATGATTTCCAGAGGGTTGATCTGGTCGGGCGTCCGCGACAGCGTGAACTGCGTGATTAGACTCTTGATTGTCGGGGAGAACGGGCTCGGGGGCAGGATGTCCTTCAGGCCCGAGACGTCTTTTTTGGCGTCGGCCTTGAATTTTATTTTGCGGATGACTTCCGGGCCGCCTTTTTGCAGGCGCTCTTTAACGAAGTCATCAACGCTGTGGATCTTTTGAAATTCGAGTGAATCCCGATCATCATGCTCAATCTCATCCTTAAACACCTTCAGAAGCTTACCGGATGCCGTCAGGATCGTCTCGCCCTGTACGGAGCTATATCCTTTCCCCAGAGTCATCTTCGTAGTTTCGGGGTCAACTTGAGTTTTTTCGAAGTACCCACGCAGCTTGTTTATTTTCTCGTTGACATCATGTTCACTACTGCGATCTTTTGGAGGTATTACTTTTTCATAGAGCTTGGCTATTGCGGTTTCGTAAGCGGATTTTGAGAGCCCTGAGTTTTTGGTCAGGATCTCTTTTCCCCACTGCGCTTCCAGATCTTTGTCGGCGACGCCGAGAGACCGCAAAATCGGGTAGAGTGGGATACCACTCGAGCCGTGCTCAAGCTTGAAAACCGAACTAACCGGATCCATGGTGATCTTGAAATTGGAACCCTTCGATAGGTTGAAGGCCACTTCAGGGACTTCATTGCGACGAACGCGCGTGTAGATTCCTGGCTTCGTGCGCAATTGATTACCGACGGAGTAACTATTTCCATTTACGATAAAAGTATGCTGGTCTGTGAAAAACGGGAGGCTCATCAGCCGGTAGTTTTTCACCCGGTCGATTACTTTCCCCGACTTGTCTTTCATGACGACAGTCCCAGTCACGGGCTCGGTGAGAGATTTTCCTTCGAGGAGAGCCCGCTTGGACTCGGCTGTCGAGTAGTCCTTCGGGTTGACCTGGACGTCCTCCACGTGGATGTCGTACTTCGCAGTTGAGATCGGGAAAAGAGAGGTCAAGCCGTCCACCGCTTTTTGGTGAATGAGCTCGCGTTTCTCTTTCGGGTGCGTGAAGAGAGCAGTAACGGCCATGCTACGCCTCAGAAATTGACTTGGGGATCGCTCGCGGGGGACGGCTCGTCGCTGGAGGCGCGCTCAGCTTCGGATTCAGCTTTCCCGGCCTTCTTCTTTTCTTTCTTTTCTTTTTTGGACTTCTCTTTGTCGGTCTCGCTGACGACCCTGTCGAACTCTTCGTCCTTAGGTGGCTGGTTTGGGTTGCCGCCGTCAGGCCATTCGCACCAACGTAGGAGCACCTTCAGGTTGCCATCCTTGTCATGATACGTCTCTTCAGTGGAGTTGGTGTACACGCCCGAGACGATTTTGTTCATGATGTCGATGTAGGAGACTTCCATCTCCGGCGTGTGGCCATAGCCTGCCAGGTAGATGATCTTGAAGTTGAATTTCGGCGCGATGAACTTCGGGGTCGGCCGCTTGGTGTGCGGATCCTGCGGGCTGATCGACTTGAAAAAGTCGTGTGACTCTTCCGGCGGCTCTTGGCCGATCGACTTGCGCATCTGCTCGTGAATATCCTTGCCTTCGCCCAGAATCTGCATGGTTAGCCTCCAGCCATTTTCGTGCTAGGCGATCCGCCGCCCGACTGGCCCGGTTGAACGGTAAAAGACGCATCGCCACCGCCCGTCGGTGGAGACTGTGCGGGGGCACCGGGTTTTTGTACCTGGGCGCCTTGGCGTTTTTGCTGGTTGTGGACCTGGGTGACCATCTTCTCGACGAGCGCCTCGAGGACGGGGTCTTGGGCAGCGATCTGCTCCATGCGGGCTTTGCGCTGGTCTTCTGGCATCTGCGCCTGCGTCTGAGCTTCCTGCATGGCGACCTGCATGACGGCTTGCGGATCGTACTGGAGGGGGTTGCCCTCGACTTGCTGGTCAACTTTCTTCGCGAGCTCGTTCTGCATCGCCTTGATCTTGGAGTCGATCTCCATCTGCATCCGGGCGTCGGCGACGGCGTCCTCGATCATCTGCTTTCTCTCGACCTCGGCGTCGATGTCGAGCGACTTCAAGAACGTAGTTTTGGAGACGGACTTCGCCTGGAAAAGCTGTCCAACAAGTTGCTTCTGCTGGATGTCGTCGACGAGCTTGAAGTCGACCATCCCCACTTTGACCGGTTTTAGGCCGGCGAAAAGGCAGACCTGGTCAACGATCCATTGGTTACACTCGGTGAGCTGATCAGTGTATGTGAAGATCAAGTTCTCGAGCATGCGCAGCGTGACCGAGCCACCGGCATGGGTCAGGCCACCGTAAATAAATTCTTTCGGCACTCCCATAGAAGTGACGATCACTTCTTCGGCCTGCTGGATCTCGTTGGTGACCATGAGGTTTTTACCCTCGCCACCGACCTGGGTCATGCCGATCGGAATCGGCGAGAGCTTGACCATGTTCGGGTCACGACGCCACTTACGGACGGCGTCGGTGAGCTCGTTGCGGAACTTGGATAGTGTGACGTAGGCCGCCGGATCGTTGTTCCCGGTGCTGGCCTGCGGGTACAAAATTCTCCAGGGTACCAGGCGTTCAAGCGCGATGGCTTCGTTGGCCTTGCGCAAGATCGCCGTGTAGAAAAAGGGCTTCATACAACCGAGCAAGCTCGGGAAGCCCCATTCCTGGTTGATGCCCGCCGGCGACGGGCACTTCATGTGGTAGACCTGGCCCTCGCGAAACTTAAAAGTCCTCTTCTGCTTGATCGTCTCGATGATTTCCCACGGCATCGTATTAATCAGGAACTTGTCGGGCTTCTTCGAGCGGATCTTCGCTTTGATGTCGTCTGGAATATTATAATAATATTCGCAGTCTCCGGTGACCGGGTTGTTGTTGATGTCGATATTTTTCGGGTCCCACCGGATGACGCGCAGCTTCTTCGGGTCACGCAGTGGCTCGTGCTCGACGCGGGCGATGTCGTGCCGGCCACAGGCGCTGCACTTAATCTTGAACTCGAACTTTTGGTTCATCCACTCGTATGGGTAGTTGAGTCCATTGTGCTTGGCATTGCATTTTTTGCAGATAAGCCAGCGCGTAAAAGGCTTGAAAAGAGAGGTCAGCGAGTTGCCGTACATGTAGTAGTCGATACCGATTTGGATATCGACCGCCTTGATGTGGACGTGCTTGTCCATAATCTCGGTGAGCTTGTCTTTTTGGTCTTTATCAACAGTGTCGTAGGTCAGCGAGGTAACTGAATACTCAGAGAATTTTTTGATGACGGAAAATACTTGACCGCAGTTGGCGTAGAGGTATTCTAGCCAACGAAATAAGAGCTTTAGCCGCCTCGGCATCAATCGCGAAAGATAATCGAAGAATGCATTGGGATATACGTTACCGAGGTTAAAAGCGCCGGATGAATTTGGATTGAGCGACACGCAGTGCCCTTTGCGCTATTGGGTATGATTGCGGGAATTATAGGTCGAAGACCCGAAAAGGCCAACCATTTCTTACTGATGGAGTGCTTATGGCGAAAATTGAGCTAACCCAAGGAAAAGAGATGCTATGTGACGATCAAGATCTCGCGGAGCTGGAGCAGCATTCTTGGTGCGCCCGACAGCAAGGAACAAACTGGTATGCGTTAACGAACGTCCGGAAGAAGGGGCGCAAGACTATGATCTCGGCACACCGCCTTCTACTGCACCCACCCAAACACCTTCAAGTCGACCATATTAACCATAATGGCTTGGATAATCGGCGCTGCAACCTTCGCGTATGTACACGCCAAGGCAATCAACAAAATCGCATTGCCCAAATTGCTACATCTGAGTTCAAAGGGGTTAGCTGGCACGAGCACAGTAAAAAATGGCTGGCTCGTATTAAAGTAGATAAAAGAATACACCATCTTGGTATGTACGAAAGCGAGCTCCATGCTGCACGTGCATACGATATCGCTGCTAAAAAACACCACAAAGAGTACGCCTATCTTAACAACGTAGACGCCTCGATTATCCCAGTCCAAGCAGTTAAAGAGTCGGCCGCTAAAAAATCAAACCAAAAAGGCTGCTATTGGGACTCGCATGGAGAAGTATGGAAAGTAAAGTTCCGCGTTGAGGGTAAGCTGCGTACACTTGGTACTTTTCATCTGGAACACGACGCCGTCGTTTGCGCACAAATTTGGGCCTCTTCGCACTAACCACCCTCAAAAAATCCTGCTCGTTTGCGGTATAAGCTTTTGCTTTACGAAGTCGGCCCTTTAAGGAGAACGGAGAAGAGGACGTGGATTATTTTCGAGCGGAGGATTTGAAAGAGCGGATCGAGAAGCTGCGGAAGGCGGCTACCGAAGGCACAATTCACGATGTATTTCAAGTAGAAGTTCTGAAGATCTTGGAGGAGCTGACCGACCACGTGTTCGAGACGCACAGGCTCGCCGACGACGCCTACGACATGGCGCAGGAGCTCGGCCAAAATTCCCCGGGGGAATAGGCCGAGCAAGCCTGGCGCCCATTGGACGTCCGCCTCTGTCTCACCAGGATTGCTCGGGTGGGAGGACCATAGCTGAGCTCTCATCCGGTGGGTAATCTCTTTTTTCGGCCGACTGGCCAAACATTAGTCACTAGCTGCATGCGCATGGACGGATGGGCTACAGGTCGCTGAGACAACTCGCAAAAAGGGAGTCGTCATGGATCTGTTTTCCAAGGAAGGTGAAGAAGGTGGAACCGTCGTCCAACTGCGCCCCGCCGGCGCCAAGGCGGAGGGGTTCCCCTGGGCAGAGATCGTCTCGACGATCTTGATGACCGCCATCACAGCCATCTTGTCGAGCCCGCAGGGTCAACTCGAGACCCAGCGGCTCGTCAAGAAGGTTGGCGGCCTAATCTGCTAGGCAGAAAATACCGAGAAGTGGGCCTTGGGGCACCCTGAAGACGAAGGCGAGTCTCGAAGCTTGAAAACTTCTTCCGCGCGGCGCGGCACGGGTAATACTGCACCGTACGGAAGTTTTCTGAATCTTTAGTCCGTCCTCAACAACGCTTTCTCCGTATCCTGTACCCAACCACCATGTGATTCAGTTCTTGATAGCCCGGGGAGCAATCCCCGGGTCTTTTTTCCACTTGAATTAGGTGTTTTTTGTATGTTAACACGCGCTATTCAACTTTTTTCAGTGTAGTTTTCTAAAAAGCATTCGAAAACCCTTTCCTTTTGGGGCGAGTTGTGACTTGCAAAGTCGAGATCCGAGAGGGGGTTGTTTTTAGCCATCATAAGAAGGGCACGGTGGTTCTCGACGAAGTCGACTACCGCAAGGTCCAAGATGCGAACGGGTACCTCGTAATAAGCACTTCGCCGACGAGACCCGACTGGTTTTTCGTGGGGGTAGACATTCCTAGTAAAATAGCCGGTCAAAAAAAGCAAAGGATCGGCTTGAACCGATTCATCATGCGCCCCGCAGAAGACATGGAAGTCGACCATAAAGACGGCGACTCTTTTAATAACAGAAGGGACAATCTGCGCGTATGCACTCGCAAAGAAAATTCAAAAAACAGGAAAGTGCATTCGAACAATAAACTCGGGTTGAAGGGAGTTACGAAGGATAGCCTCGGGAACTATTTCTCTACCATAAGGGTGGACGGAGCTTTCCTGCGCTATGGCCCGTTTCCCGATAAAGAAATCGCCGCGAAAGTCTACGACCAATTAGCCCTTGAGCACTTTAGAGAGTATGCCCGTTTTAACTACTCTCTCGAAGAAGCCATTGCTTGGCGCCCTAATTTTTTAAAACTAAAAGAGCTGCTCGCCAGCTTCGGAGGATAAATGGAAGCGCAACCGATGTTCACGTTGTCCGACGGTGTCTTCAAAGCTGTCAAAGATTTCTGGTTCTGCAACAAGTGCCGTCACTGGAAAAGATCTGAAGCCGAGGCCGAAGCTTGCTGCACGCCAAAGCACTGCGAAACCTGCAAGAAAGAAATGGACGCGAAGTATTTCCACACCATCTGCAATGAGTGCCGGGATAAGGCTTCGTTCGACAAAGCCGAGCTCGTGCCCTACGACGGCGGGCCTTTTCTTTGCGTGGATGACGACGAGTATTACAACAGCGAAGAAGAGTTCCTAGACCGTTACGACGGCGAAGCTTGGGAAGACGTTCCGGTCGATTTGCGTCCGTGCAAAGAAGTGAAGTGGCCGGGAATCAACGCCCAGTCAGTGTATGAGAACGCCTGTGAAGACTTGCCGGAGAACGAGAACGGGACGGAGTTGCAAGATCAGATCGTCGACACCGACGAATATTTTGCGTTCATGACGGCCTGGAATAATAAGCAGACGATCACCTATTTCGAGTCGGACATGAAAAAGAAGATCGTGATAGAAAAACCAAAAGACTGGCCAGGAGAAGAGGACGATGGGGAAGTCGAGCAGGGTAAAGAAGGAACGTAACTTCTTCTCCAAGACAGGCGGGTCTATTTTTACAGCGTCGCTTGGGGAAGTTGCTCAGCAAGCGCTGATCATGGGCCAAGAGAATCTCGAAGCTTTTAGCCAGATGGCTCGGCAGGTCATGACAGACGCCATAAGGCAGCTCAAGGCGTATCCAGCCGGACCTGATCGAGCGCGGGGCGTGCATAAGTCGATTGACGACGAGATCGAGCGGTCGATCAAAGATCACCCCATTCAATCTCGGAATATTAGCTGCCAAAAAGGCTGTGCCTTCTGCTGCCACTTGCAGGTCGGGATCACTGGTGACGAAGCCGAGCTCCTGGCCGAACGGGTGCGGGGCGGCGTCGACATCGACATGACTCGGCTTCAGGCGCAAGCCAAGTTCCCGGACTCGGCTGGCGTTTGGTACGCCAAGCCTTACTCGGAGACGGCTTGCGTATTTTTAGGCGAAGACAAAACTTGTCGGGTCTACGAAGACCGGCCGGGGTCATGCCGGCTGCATATCTCGGTGGACAAGCCGTCAAGGTGTGACCGGACGACAGGAAGCGTTGCCCACACGAAGTACGTAGCCCACCGTGGCGAGATGCTTCACTCGGCGGCGATGACCGTGTCCGGCTATAAAGTGCTTCCGCAGCATTTGCTCGAGAAGCTGACAGGAGAAGGAAAAACTAATTGATCACACCAACCGAGAAAGACGTGGGACGTAGAGTAGTCTACGTCCCTTCTCACGTTTTACGGCGTGGATCTTCCCTTGCCCAGTACATGCACGATCAAAAAGACTGCGAGGAGGGTCGAATCACTTCGATCACCGAGCGCTTCGTGTTCGTGAACTATGGCAGAGGCGAGACCTCACAAGCGACCAACAGGGAGGATCTCATTTGGCTGGAGGAGAAGATGTGAATGAGTGGGCCGATTTGAAGTTTCGCAACGCACACTGGCAACCCCAGCGTGGGGCACAGATTCGTTTGAAAGACATGACTGATACGCACCTGATGAACACCATCAGGTTCTTAGGGAGAAAGTCGGACTTCGAAACTTATTGGCGTCGGTCGAGCATCTACAAAGCGATGTGCAAAGAACTCAAGTACCGAGACATAGATCTCTTCGAAGATCTTCCCGTAAAGACATCGGCGGAGATCGCAGAAAAATACCCAATGATGACCATCGGATCTACGGTGTTGTGCCTAAAGTGCTTTAAACAGGTGGGAGAGCTTGGGCTTTGCCATTGCGACATAGAGGGGTAGGGAATGGACGAACTGAAAATAAAGAAGACTCACCCTGAGCTCGTCGAAGAGAGCGAGCTGTGCGACAAAGACTTCGCCGAGGCTACCGACGTCTTGAAATTCAAAAAGTCAGCGGCGTGGACCCGTGCAGCTCACTTCATGTTGAAGCACGCCACTAAGCTTATTCGAGATCCTAGCCACAGCCCGAATTTCAACTCGAAGTACATCGACAGCTTGTTCGAGATCATCCAGAACAACATCGCCAAGGACGGTGCGGCGCGTCTCTCCGCTGGCATCATCTCCGCCTATTTCAACGCACCAAAGACCGAGCGTAAGATCTACGTTTTCCAGCCGGAGTTCTTCCGGGCGTTCGCGCAGGTCCAGCTCGAGGAGCTCACCTACGAACACTTGCCAAGGAACGCGGTTGGCTATGTCTCTTTGCCCGTGCCGGTCTCGGACGGCTATGGGCACGAGTTCACGGGCTTCTATTTTTATTGCGGACCGGTCAAAGAGGTTGTGTTCACAAACGAGGTCATTGGCTGCCCGGTCGTTGGAAACTACGCCTATGAGATCGGCGATCTTTGCGTTTCGTTTGGCTATGTCGATACCAAAGGCGAGAGCTTCAATTACGCATTTCGCATGCGACCGCTCAACGAAAAGATGACGGTCAGAGACAGTTGGCGCCACTCGAACTGGGCCGAAGTCGACGCGATGATGCGCTACAAAATCAAAACCATGGAAGACGGATATGATATCAAGGACGCCTTATTTTGTAACACCCTGGCGTACATCGTCTCGGGACAACCCGACTTACGCCATTTCAGAAATCACCTTCGATATCGAAGCCCAACGTCCACTAAAGTCGTCCGAGCGGATGCAGATTTTAGTCGAGAGGAGCTGGTGCTACTGGGCTACAACTATAAAAAAGATCCCTTCTACAGCGCCGCTGCGTGGGACGTGAAGATGCACGTCCGCGAGCAAGCCGTGGGACCTGGCCGACAGCAGCACAGACTTGTCTGGGTGAAGCCGCACATCAGACATCGCAGGGTGGGGGCAGACGGTGGGAACGATCAAGGAGTTCGTAGCGAAGAACAAAATGAAAATGGAGGTCGAGGAGACCGGCGAGAACCCGAGCATGAGCGACCCGAAGTGGGAAGCCCGACACTATAAGTGCCTTATCCATTGCGGCGGGAGACGGGCGACGTTTTACTACTCGATGGGCATGTCGCATGAAAAAGAACCGGAGCTCGAGGGCGTTCTTGACTGCTTGGCAAGCGACGTAAGTTCAGTGGTCTGCGCACGGCACTTCGAAGAGTGGGCCCGGGATTTGGGCTACGACACCGACAGCCGAAGGGCCGAGGCGATCTACAAAAGCTGCCTCGAGATAACCAGAAAACTCAAACGTATTTTTGTCGACGAGAACGCCTTTAAAGAGCTGCTATTCAACACCGAACGTCTCTGAGGTCCCCATGGTATATGCACTGAAGCTCAGTGGGACCGTTCTCAATGGAACGCCCGTACTTATGTGCCCGATGGGGAAAGACCCCACGCAGTTGCGGCGCTTGGCAGCAGCGACCTTCGACGGGGCGTCGGGAGTTTGCTATCTCCCGGCGTACCCGCCCTTTCTTACGCCGCTGCTCAACGACCTTCACATTCTTTTTCCGAAGGTCGAGTTCACCGACAAAGCCAAGGCGATCATTGCCAGCGGGCGCAAACTGGAGAAAGACTTTGACGACCGAAAGCTTCCCGAAGGCTTTAAGTTCAAGACCGTGCCGTACGCGCATCAGCAAGAGACTTTACTCTACAGTCTGTATCACTATCGGTGTGGACTTCTGCTCGATACGGGTATTGGTAAATCCAAGGTCGCCACCGATCTTATCTGCGCCACCGGAGAAAAAACCCTCCTAATCGTGCCGCCGTCTCTGGTGAGCAACTGGGAAGGCGAGTTCGCGATCCACAGCTCCAAAGATCTGAACGTGCTCTATATCAAGCGAGGCATGTCGGCGGCGAAAAAGAAGGCGGCGCTCTCTAGTGAAGTCGGACTTTACGATGTCTTGGTCATCGGCTACGAGACGGCCAATATTTACAAAGATTTGGTTGCCAAAAACTTCCCGTACAAGATGATCATTCTGGACGAATGCCAGCGGATCAAGAATATTAAAAGCCAGCGCACCAAGGGGATTCTCGAGCTTTCCGGCAAAGCGTACCGGCGCATCGCCATGTCGGGTACTGCTGTCCTAAACAAGCCGACTGACCTTTATCCGGTCTTCCAGTTTTTGAGCCCGCAGATTTTGAATCAGGATTATTTTCGCTTTTGTCAGGACTACCTGGAGCACGCTTCGTGGAACAGAAACGTCGTGGTGGGCGTGAAGAATCTCGACAAGCTGAACCAGAAAGTGCGCAAGTATACCGTGCGCTATTTGAAAGAGCAGTGCTTGGACTTGCCCGAGCGCATGGTCATCGACAAGCACATCAAGATGGCGGGCGACCAGCTCCAGATGTACTACGACCTGTCGACAGAGGACGATCTCTATTTAGACGAAGGAATCGTCAGCAAGACGACGAAGCTGGTGGCGCTGGGGAAGATGAACCAGGTGACCGGCGGGTTCATGTACGTCAGCGAGAAAGACCCGAAGATCTGTGACAACTGCGTCCATATGGCGAACTGCGTCGAGGCGAAAGTAAAGCCCTACACGAAGTTCTGCCAAGTGGTGCAGAAAGAACCGCCGGTCAACACCAAGTTTTTCAAGTCGAATCCGAAGCTCGAAATCTGCATGGAGCTCGTCGACGAGATTCTGCACACGGAGACCGGGAAAGTTTTGATCTGGTGCAAGGCGACCGCCGAGCTCGACATGCTCGAGGCGGCACTTGTCGAGGCCGGGACGCCCTACATCCGGGTCAAGAAAGACCCTAAGACCGAGCTCGAAGTGTTCAACACCGAGAGCCTGGAATTCCGGGTGGTAATTTCTAATATCGGTCTCGGAGTAGGATTTACGGCGAATGCTGCGGATTACTCTATCTATTATTCTCTGACGTTCAACCTAGAGCACTACCTTCAGTCGATCGACAGAAACTATAGAATCGGTCAAAAGAAGAAAGTTATTGTTTACCGATTAATCGCGGAAGACTCAATTGATTTGCGTGTCATCGAAGCAATCAACAATAAGCAAGATATCGCTGAGGCTCTTCTGACCAACCTTCAGTGCAATCAGTGTAAGAATCTACCGAAATGTACTTTGCTAGGGATTAGACAGCACGGTCCTGGATGTTTGTTTGTTAAAAAGAAAAGAGTTATAGCATGAGAATTTATGAACAAAATAGACCTATCTGGTCGTAAATTTGGAAGATGGACTGTACTGCGTGCGGACAAGAAAAATAGTCCTAGACGAAAATGGCAGTGCCGCTGCGTATGCGGAAAATTGCGTAGTGTGGATTCCCATAGTTTAAAGTCTGGTACTTCTAAGTCGTGTGGTTGCCTACGGACAGAGGAATTAAAAAGCAGAACCGTTCACGGAGAAAGCGGCTCTAAACTTTATCAAGTTTGGTTTAGCATGCTTAAAAGGTGCTACAACCCAAACTCGAAATCCTACAAAAACTACGGTGGGCGTGGGGTAAAAGTGTGCTGGAGATGGCACCAATTTTCGAATTGGCTTCAGGACGTAGGAAGGCCACCCTTTTTAGGTGCGTCATTGGAGAGGAAAAATAATTCGAAAGGCTACGCGCCCAGCAATGTTTGCTGGGCTTCGAAAGAAGAGCAGGCGAATAACACGAGAGCCAACGTTCACGTCCACTACTTAGGTAGGAGGATGACCTTGAAAAAAGCCTCGGACCTGTCTGGGATAAAGTACACGACTCTTCATGCCAGGTACTTTCGTATTGGTCTGCGCGGGGCAAAGCTGTTCGAGACGCTGCACCCTGGCCGTTCTTCGTTATAGTTCTGAAAAATGTTACACAAAATATTTGTGTAATTGCGGTATAAGCTTCCAGTTTGTCTTGGTTTATTTACTGAGGAGTCCGTTATGGATGATTTTGTGGAAGACGATGTTGACGAAGCAGAGCCGGACGAACCCGTCGAGGTCGAGCAGAAGGACATGCGGGGAAAAAGCCCCGACAATCCGATCCCGATCGACGACGCCTATTTCCTCGCCGGCCCGAAGCGGGAGAAGATCCCGGCGCGCGAGCTGATCATCACGAGCCGGGTGCGACTGCCCAACGAGAAGTGGGTGGTCTACCCCGATGGCAAGAAGGCACGAGCGGCGTACATGTCGCACAGCTCGACGACGGCCTACGCCAAGTGCCACATGTTCTACCACCGCAAGTACATGCTCGGGCAGAAGGACGTCCGGCCGGCCGTCAACCTGTGGACGGGAAGCGCCTTCCACAACGTCATGGAGTTCGCTGGGCAGGCCAAGATCGAGGGCCGCCACTACACGACGGAAGAGGCAGTCAGGGACGTCAAGAAGCACATGGACGGGGAGTTCGCCAAGTACGACACCGACTCGGCAGCGCTGATCAAAGAGGGCAAGGATCCGATGGAGCTCAAGCTCCCCGCCCGCCTTGAGACGCGCGAGCAGGTCATCGGTCTTGCAATGGGCATGGCCGAAGCTTTTCTCGAGACCGAAATGCCGAAGGTCACCCCGGTCTCAGTCGAGAAGCGGGGCATCTACCACATGGAAATGAAGTCGGGTGGCACCGTCCCGTACATTTATTTCATCGACTTGATCGAGCAGGACGACAACGGTTTACGGGTCACCGACTACAAGACCGGGCGTCTGCGCACGCAAGAAAATCTGGAGATGGATCAGCAGCTTACCCTGTACGGACTGGCCGAAGGGATCTTCGACGTTGCCTGGTACTCGGTGAAGATGGGCACCACCGGTGGCAAGACGCCGAAGCGCGCGAAACCTCCGCAAATCCTAAAGCTGAAAACAAAGAAGACGATAAAGGATCAGGAAGTTTTGTTTGAAGACTTCAACTACCACTTGGAGAGTTTGGCCGCCGGGAACTTCGGGCGGACTGGACTGCAAAATTCCCAGATCTGCGGGTCGAGACTTTGTCCGTTTTGGCATGACTGCCTTGGGAAAAAGTAGACTCAGTTCCAGGTGTTATGCTAGGCTCGAGCAAGGTGTATTTTAAGCTTGCGCTGGAGGAGGGATCCCAGTATGCGCGGCGGATCGCTATGTAGCGCGAACCTGTTTCTGGCGAGAAACGACGAGAAGAATGGAGCAGCGGTATCCAAAATCTTAGGTCAGTTCACGCTCGGGGACAAGGACTTTTCGACAACCCGTTGGCGCTTCGACGTGGTCGGCGCGAGCTTCCCGGATATCCGCGATAAGCTCGTGAAGGGACTGGCGAAACACCTCGACCCCGAAAAGCAATCTTGCCTGAGCTACATCGGCCGAGACGGCATCTTCACGATTCTGATTCGTGACGGTGAAGTCCTCTGTTCGTGACCCCTTAGAGCAGGTCTCCGGTAGACATAATGCCTTGCTGACGCATCTTCTTTCGAAGCGTCTTCAGACCCTTCTCTCTCAACTGCCGAACTCTTTCCGAGCTGATGTTTGTGACATTGGATACCTGTCGCAAATTCTGAGCGTCGGCTGCCTCACCCAGACCGTAGACTGACCGGATCGCGTCGCCTTCACCAAGACGACACGTTCCGGTCTTCTTCATTTGGTCGAGCATGTTCTCGATCGTGATGCGCGCGCATTGCTGGAAGAAGCTGGTCTCCGCGTCCATTGGCTTTTCGGCATGAGACTCGTTGTGAGTGCCATCGGCAAACTCGACGTCAGTCTTCGTCGGACGGATGTGCTCCAAGGTGATCTTCGGGCTGTTGTCACTGAGCTTGGCGATAATCTTGATGGGGACTCTGGCGTGGCGGGCGAGGATGCGTGGGGTGATAATGTCTTGCGTCTTGATCAACTCTTTGTAGGAATCGAGAAGTTTTTTAAGAGTCTTTTGGTACCACACCGGCACTTTAATCAGGTTCGAGTTGGCGAGCTCGCATCGGATCTCAAGTGCGATCCAGTGGGCGGCGTAGCTTAGAAATCTTGTCCCGCGTTTGACGTCGAACTTATCGACTGCGCGAATCAGGCCGACGTTGCCGGCTGAGATCAAGTTCTCGAAACTGTCAGATCGCCCGTCCATCCAAAAAGTCTTCGCGAGCTTCACGACAAATCGCAGGTTGTGCTGCACGACATGATTGCGACGATTGATCAAGTCGAGATTGAGCTTTCGTACCTCGGGAGTCGTAGGAGCCAGTCTTTCCAGCTTCTTTATCCTCTTCTTGACCACCGCGTATTCCCGAAATATCCTCCGCTCCTCTTCTCGCGAAAACGGTTTGAACTTGCTGATGTCTCCGTAGTAGGAGGCAAGTCCTCGCTGCGCCGATGGCGGGGAATACTTCTGTACGGGAGCTGCTGGTGGCTCCACGGTTCGCGAGGCACCTGTGTCTTTCAATAGTTCTTTGACGCTGTCGTCAAACTCCGGAGCAGTTGTATAGAAAAGCGCATCGGCTTTACTAGAGCTGCTTAGAAAGCTCAAAAATTGAGTGGGAGACTCAGAGATAACAGGTGAGCTTTCGATCAGCATCGCTACCCATTTTGATCTGGAATTTTTTATGTTGCGGAATTTCTATTCTTAAAATTGTTCACGGGAACCTGACTAAAGTCAAGCAGCATCCTTAGACATGATGTGTCGCAAGGCTTTCGAAAGGTCAGGCATTACTGGCCAAACCTATGGACAGGGAGGTGAGCGCGAAGGTACAGTTTTCGAACAATATCTGGCTAGAAGTCGCGTGGTTTAGAGTGGTTTTTCGAAAATAGGAAGAGGTTGTCATGACTGACAAAAGTGCATCCGTGTCTGAACAAAATGCGGTGGTTGCTCGCACTCCCGGTGCTCTCGCGACCAACAGCGCCTGGGATGCTCTCGGCGACACGATCGCCGCCGAGGAAGCCGAGAAGGCGAAGAATAAACCCGTGCCGATGGACCCGCCGGCTTTCGCAGCGTCGGTCCTGGCCGCAGCCGCCAAAAAAGGCGATGAGACGAAAGCCAAGCTGGCTCTTGTCAAGTTTCGGCGTCTGATCGAGAAGATGGGCTCGAAGAACGAGAGCGGCGAAGACTGGCGTCCGCAGCCGATCTTCATCGCGAGCCAGAAGAGCACGAAGAACGCGGATATCTTCAAGCTCGTTGGCAACGGCGGCATGTATTTCCACGGGCCCGGTACGGCCGTGCCGAAGACCATGCACTTCTTCCCGCTCTACATCACGTGGAACAAGAAGCTGTTCATGGACGGCCGTCCCGTCTGCATCTCGGAAGACGGGAAGACCGGTCGGACTCTTTCCGACATCTATCCGCTCCGTGGCGTGCCGCCGCAGCAGAACTACACGGCGGCGATGGCGAAGAGCATCCACACCTGTGGCGATGCGACTTGCCCGAACAAGCCGTACATGAAGAAGGTGAAGGGCGACCCGGTCGGCTACACGAAAAACCCGGAGCCATTCCAGGCGATGGGGCAGGAGTGCTGCGGACTGTCGAAAAAGATCTACATGATCGACGACCAGTTCACTGACATCTACACGATCGAAGTGAAAAACCAGGCGATCAAGAAAGCCGCCGAAGCCTTCGCCCGCACGGGTTTCAAGCCAGCCGGCGGCAACTGGTGGGTGGTCGACACCTACAAAGAGCAGGCCAAGACCAACGTCGGGGTCAACGAGTTCCATTATTTCCAGGCGGGTCCTACCAACCTCGTGATTGACCAGTACGAAGCCCAGGTGATCGAGCAGTTCGTGCTCCACACCAGCATCATTTCGGAACGCATCTCGCTGGCTTTGGAGAATCGTGATGCCAACGCGCAGACGACGATCGAAAACCTCGAGCGGCAAGGCGACGTCGTGGACGTCGACCACACTCCAGGCGACGACGACGTGACTTTCAAGGGTCTCTAATTAGCTTGAAGGGCGGGCTCTCTACGTTGGAGCACCGCCCTTCTTGCCTTCGGAGGCCAACGTGCCCTTCAACGACAACGCGTTGCGAATCGGTTCGCGGCCTTTGAGCTATTCCAAGCTCGAAGTCGCTAAGACCTGCGGCTTTCTTTTTACGAAAAAATACATCGAGCGGGTGAAGCCCGTTGACCCGGTGTCGAGCTCCGCTGGCGCCGTGGGGACTGCGATCCATTCGGTGACTGAGCGCTGCATCATCGAGTTTAAGGACGCCACGGAAGTCCCAGGTCCGTATGACGTGCGCGCTGCTGTTGACCGCCACCTGGCAGCCGTAGTGGTAGAGCAGAAAATAATGTCGAGCGAGCAGGACGACATCGCCCGGCTCCTCACTAACACTGGCATTTTAGTCCTGCGCTTGGTGACGTTCATCATCACCAACAAGTGCAAAGTTTTTATCGAAGAAGAGCTGGCCGTCGACCAGTTCTTGAACCCCATGGCTTACGACGACCCGAAGGCTTTCTTTCGGGGCAAGGTCGACTTGATCATCGTCGCACCAAACGGCTACGTGATGGTCGTCGACCATAAGACCAACCGGGTCAACGAATACCAAACCCCGGAAGGCATTCTTTTCAAGCACGCCGAGCAGCTCAAGGCTTACGAGGTGCTGATCTATTTTGGCATGCGCCAGAAGATCAAAAATCTTTTCGGGATCGAGATCAAAGCGATCCAGACCGGCCTCTCGTATGTCGTTCTCGCTGACATTCTCAAGTCCCCTGCCCCCACCAAAGTTGAAGAGCTCAAGACCGCCGCCGCCGAGTGGTTCGTGTCCTGGGTGAACAGGCTTAGCGATCAAGCCGTCGCAGGAAAAACTATTCGCGGTAAACACTGCGAGTGGTGTGGCTACAAGTCTCTGTGCGGCTCCAAAAGAGGGATGAAAAAGAAACCAAAGGCTGTAGCGCTCTAAGAGGACTCCCATGGCAAAGAAGAAACCAGTCAGCTCGTCAGCGACAGTGCGTGCAAGAAACGTCAAGATTTGGAAAGCCGCCCCGACTGACGGCTGGCTTGGTTTCTTCAAAGCCCACGATCCGGATAAGACCCGGGTGTGGACCACCAAGGGCCAAGCCCTCACCTGCAATTGCATCGAGCCAAGCCATAACGACAAGACGGCGTCCATGTACGTCCATCCGGAGAAGGGCTTCGCCAAGTGCTTCGGCTGCGGCTACTACGAGCACGATCCGGTGCGCTTTGTTCAGACTTTGACCCAGAAGAGCTATCCCGAGGCCATCAAAGAAATCCAGACGACGTTCGACGTGAAGATCATGAACACCGCCGAGATGAAAGTCTCGGAGGCCGAGTTCAAGCACGCCGACATGAAGAATAAGCTCGCTTGGATCCTGCACGAAGCGCTGGTACTGGCTCAGGGAGCCTGGGAAAATAGAGCGACGACGCCGCTCGAGGGCTCAGAGCACGAGTACGCCAAAGAGCTTCTCGAGTGGCTTGAGCGCCGGCAAGTTCTCAAATGGGTCCACGCGCTACCCTTTGGTATTTTGCCGACCCAGATGCAAATCCGCGAGATCGCCAAGCGCAACAAAGAGATCAACGGGCACGACGTCGCAGCGATGCTCAAGTATCTGGAGGCGGTCGCCGACCCGTTCTACAACGGCTCGCTCATGTATATTTATAATGCGACTCCCAAAGACGTGAGCCGCTTTCGGCTGCGCCGCCCTGGCGAGTCGGACACCAAAAATATCATCATGATCGCCGACCCCAGAGAAGACTTTTTAGGCTTCTTTGGCTTGGGTATGTACAACAACCTGGGCGCCCACGGCGAAAAGACGGGCATCGGCAACACCACCACGGTCACGCTGGTCGAGGGCGAGTTCGATGCCGCCATGTACATGTGCCAGCAGTTCGAGCAGGGAAACTTCGATCGAGTTATTTTAGCGCACGGCGGCGCCACGAACAGGAACGTCACCGAGCTCAAGAACTTCGGGATCAAATATATTAATTACGTGGGGGATTGGGATAAGGGCGGCGAGGTCAACACCAAAGAGCTGATGATCGAGAGCCCAGGCTTCATCTACAAGATTTTCGTGTGGCCCGACTGCCTGGCAGTCCCCGGCCCCGAGTCGACCAAAGTCGACTTGGACTTGGCTCTGCGCATCCACGGGTGGGACGTTGTCAACCGCGAGCTCGACGACTTCGAAAAGCGCTACATCAAGCCCGAGCTCTGGTGCAAGGAACAGATCAAAAAGCAGATCCGCCAGCAGGGGATCGACGGCGACGACGCAGCCATTGCCCGCTTGATTTTCTCCTACGCTCCGTGCGTCGGCGACACCCGGGACGAGCACCAGGCGGCTGTTGTCAACAAGTGGAACACCGACACCCTCATGGAGTTCGGCGTCGGCGGCGAGCAGGCCGAAAAGCTCGCCAACGAGTTCATGGCACGCGAGAGCGCGGAGCTCGTCTTTTGTACGCAGGTCAAGGCCAAGCTCTACGAGAACTTTGACTTCATCGCGATTGATTCCAGCAAGAGCACGATGCCGCTCAAGATGTGGAACAAGAAAAAGCACGAGATGATCGAGATGCGCATGGGCTCGGACGCCCATATCAAGGCGTCGCTCAACGTCTCGCTCGGGACCTACGTCGAGTGGGTCAAGAAAGAGCTGTCGATCCCTGATTTTATCAAGCTCTCCACGGACAAGAGAGGCGACCCGATCGAGCGCTCTCTGGTCAACCAAGAGGACGACCTGCTGAGAATTTTGCACCTGGTGTTCAAAGACATCATGAGCAAGCTCCCACAGGTCACGTCGATGGAGACCTATTCGGCGGGCATGCACTACCTGCCGACGAGCTCGGGACGGGACAACGCGTTTATCGTGAATGGTCGACGCGTATACCGGGGTGAATTCACCAAAGGGGAGAAGCCGGTCTGGGAAGAGCTGGCGGCGCCAATCTTCGAGAAGTACCTGTTCGATACATCGAAACCGGCGTGGTCAAAGTGCATCAATTGCTTGGAAGACTTGGTACGCCGGGCGCCGCTCGACGCCAAAGCGCTCTTTCTCAAGATTGTCGATTTCCTGGATACAGGTTGGCGCTTCGAGAGCCAGGAGACGGAGACCTGGGCGCACGCGTCGTTCATCATGTCGGCGACCATCTTGCCGATCTACAAACAAAACTTCCAGTTCCTCGCCAGCAACGAGCGTGGTTGCGGTAAGTCGACGCTCTATGCCGAGGCGATCGGCGGCGGCAAGGGGACGGAAATCAACCTGGTCGAGCACTCGCACTTCGTGGACAACACGACGCCAGCCGGTATTCGTCAGTCCATGGACGGCAGCTCGCTTATTTTGATTATCGACGAGTTCGACAACCAAAAAGGGGGGAGATACGTCTCCGAAAAGCAGCAGGAAGTTTTGACGATCCTCCGGACTTCTTCTGGGGGTGAAGGCAAGTACCAGCAGGGCACGCAGGGCGGCGAAGCGAAGATGTACCGACTTTCTTTCTCGTCGATGGTGGCCGGTATTGATCCGGATATTACAGATGCGAACATGACGCGCTTTTACACGACCGACTTGAAGTCGGGGCTCGACGCCCGACTCCCACCTAAGACTTTGATCTTGAACAAGTTCACCAAAGAGTGGATCGCTCAGACTCGCGAAGAGATCTCCATCGACATGTTTCAATTTATTCCCGATCTCAAAGCGAGCGAGAGCTTTATCGAGAACTATTGCCTGGAGCACCCGGAGCTTTTAGGCGCTGCGAATATTCAGCGCTTCAAAGACACGCTCATGCGTCTGGCAGTCCCGATGCACGCTTTTGGCCTCGACTGGATCGGCTGGATGAAGAAGACGGTCGTCGCCAAAAGCAAGGCCATCAAGACTTTGTCGAAGCTCACCGTCAACGAGAGCCTTATCAACGCGCTGCTCTTCACCGCGAGCATCGACGTCGGGACGTTGGATAACCGTCAGAAGCGCATGGTCTCCCAGTTTTTTCGCGATGCCCGCATAGCTACTACACGGGACGCGTTAAACGCCTCTGGATCAGGAGTCTATCTCTACAGCGAGAAGCTCTCTGACATCGGGGAAAAATGGTACCTGCTCGTGATCTGGCAAACGGCTGTCGGGGGGGTCTTGCGTGGGACTTCGATCGCGCGCAGCAAAGAAGACCCTGTCTCGCTGAAAGTCATCGGTGACCGCCATCCGATGGCACTCTCCGAGGAGCAGGTGAGCGCACTTGTTGATAGGCTTCCAGAAATTCCTGAGGCTGTTCGAGACACGCATATCTCCGTCTTTGATGTCAGTACGCGCGTCGAGCAAGAGGCGTCCAAGAATAATCGGTTCCGCTCGGATGGTACGGCTCCAAAGCCGACCGCTTCGGTGTCCCAACTCCGTCCTAACTAGGGAGGTAAACGTGCAAGCAGCAGCCGAAGAAAGCGCAGTAGAAGCGCCTCGTAAAACTTTCCAGTTGAGCAAGACGAAGCACTGCGAAACGTGTCCGTCTTTTGAGGCAGACGGACGCTGCGGCGGGTATGGCTCACCCCATTCCGACGTGGCGTTCGTCCTGGGCCCGCCGAAGAGCGAGATCGCCAACAACGAGTTCGTGGCGTTCCGAGATGGGGTCGGCCAGTTCTTTCGTGCCATCTTCGACGAGGTCTACACGAGCAAGCCGGCGTACAGCAATATTAGGCCATACTTTATTCATGCTGCTCAGTGTGTAGTTGAGAGCAAAGAAACGGAGACGATCAAGCACTGCCAGTCGATCGTCCATCGGCAGATCGACGTCAGCCAGTGCAAGGTCGTCGTCCCCATGGGAGGGGCGGCACTAAAGTCTTTTGGCATTCAGGGGAGCGTTGACAGCGTGCGCGGGAAGATCTTCCCGGTCACAGTCAACGGCCGGGAAGTGCTGTGCGTGCCGACCTACAATCCCGGAGCGCTCCTGCGCAAAGAGAACATGGGTCTGTACAGTATTTTCGTCGCCGACCTGAACAAAGCTTTTAAAGCTGGGTTGGGGGCACTTGCGGCCCCCAAGACGATCGAGGAGCTCACCAAAGATTACAAGATCGGGAAGTCGGTCGCTGAAGCGAAAGCGATCCTCCAGTATGTGATCGACAACCATTTGAATGCCGAGACCCTGCTCTCAATGGACACGGAAACGACGGGTCTCGAGACCTGGGTACCGGGCTTCAAGTGCATCGCATTTTCGATGGCGTGGGGCGAAGGACAGTCGTGCTCGTTCTTGATGAACCATCGGGATCAGCAGGGAGACTGGCAGGAAATTATCCCGCTCCTGAAGCAAGTTCTCGAAGGCCCGAACCCTAAAGTTCTCCACAACACCAAGTACGATATCCAGGTGCTCGAGCTCGCGATGGGCTTGAAGATCAAAAATATTCAATGGGACTCGATGTTCGGCGAGTACCTGCTCAACGAAAACAAAGTAGGATTTTATGGTTTGAAAGCCATCGTCGAAGAGCGGGTGCCGGACTTCGCCGACTACGAAAAAGACATCAAGAAGCAGTTCCATAAGACGGACGCCGCCGACCGGCTCAAGAGCGCCAAAGAAGCGCACAAGCAGCTTATCGGCACGATCAAGATGTGGAACGCCATCAAGCGCGCCAAAGGCAAGGACGAGAAGGACGAGAAGGCTCGGATCACGAAAGCGATCGGGTGCTACAAAGCGGATCTTGTACGCGCGAAAGACGAGATCAAAGCAGCCAAGACGGCGTCGGAGAAAGAAAAGGAAGACAACGCCAATTTTAACTTCGAGTTGTTGCCCTCGGAAGATATGTTGCTTTACGCCGCTATCGACGCCGACTGCACGCGCCGCATCTCGCTCCAGCAAGTCGAGGAGATCCGCAAAGAAGACGGCCGGATGATGACCGCCATGAAGCGAGTCATGCTGCCGTCAGCTCGGGTGCTTGGCAAGATGGAGCACGAGGGCGTCCGGGTCAACATGGAGTACCTGGCCGAGCTCGAGGTCAAGTTCCAGGAGCTCATGGACATCTCGGAGAAAGACATCTTCGCAGCGGTCGGCCACGAGTTTCTAATTTCTTCGACCAAACAACTTATCAAAGTTTTGACCGAAGAACTCGGGCTCAAGATCGAGAGCAAGACCAAGAAAGGCGGAATCAGCGTCGGGAAAGACTCGCTGAAGGCCCTGGCAGGCCAGCACGCGGTCATCAAGCCCCTGGGGATCTACCGGAAGGCGTTCTCTGCCAAGAACAACTTCCTGGCGGGGATCCGGGTGGGGTCGGCTGGCGACGGCCGGATCCACGGCCGCTACAACCTGGTCGACACGAAGACCGGGCGGCTCTCGTCGTCCAACCCGAACATGCAGAATATTTCGGCCAAGGGCATCTTGGGTCTGAGCATGAAAAAGCTCTTCATCCCTGACGACCCGGAGACGGAAGACTTCTACAACGCGGACTACTCTGGCGCCGAGATCCGGGTCTTGACAGCCTACGCCAAAGACGAAGGCTTGATCAAGACCCTAAACGACGGTCTGAATATTCACTCCGATGTCGCCGCAAAAGTTTTCGGCTTCACCTACGACGAGATCCAAGAGCGCGAGCAATTCGAGAAGACTGATCCCGAAAGATTCCACATGCTGGACAACTTTCGGCAGACGGCGAAGAGCATGGTGTTCCTCACGATCTACGGCGGAGGCGCCCCAAAACTGCATGAGAACCTGGTAAAAGGAGGAGCCAAGGTTACTTTAGAAGATTGCGAAGGGTATATTCAAAAGTTCCTCGACGGCTACCCGATTATCAAGTTCTACATGTTCAACATCAAAGGCGACGTGAGTAGCAAAGCCTCGACGGCTACGCGCTTTGGTCGCATCAGGAGGTTTCCGCTATCGCACTTCTCGTTCAAACAAAAGAATGCAGCTTACAGAGAGGCTATCAACTTCCCTATCCAATCTACGAGCAGCGATCTGGTTCTCTCTCAACTTTGCGAGATGGACGAGCACGCCAGCGAGATCGGCATCAAGCTGCGCTTCACCGTGCATGACTCGATCGGGTTCACGGCGCCAAAAGCCAACCGGGCCTTGGTCAAGCCGTTCCTGGACAAATATCTGGAAGAGCGCGTCGCTGAGAAGTTTACCTGGCTCCCCGTGCCGTTCGCCTACGAGGCGGGCTACGGCCCGAGCTACGGTGAGTGCAAGACGGCGATCCGGAAGCTCTAAGAGTATTCAAAATGCTGTGGCGCCAGGGTGTTCATCGCCCGCGTGGCAGCAGAGAAGAGCGCCTTCGCTTCCGCCAGATCAAAAGACTTTCCGTGAGAAGAAGTCTGGAGATCTCTCACCTGCCTACCCCTGATTGGCCATCAGGTACGGCAGTGGCAAAAGCAAAGCTCCGCTCAAATATCTGACAGAGGGAAAAATCCCACTCTAGTGTCTGGTCCCATGAGTCCCACAAGACTCAAAGACCTACAGCAACTATCTATATCTCTTTGCCCGACCACACAAGCAGCGTCGCGAATGCGACGTCGCATTCGCGACTCTAAGTGCAAAAGTACAACGACTTCTTAGTCGTAGACCTCTGGTGGCCCCACGAAGAACGGAAAAAGCACAGGCTCGAAGGAAAACTTCTCGCCGATGGTAGCGAGTTCAACGAGGGGCAACAAGAAAGTTTTGCAACAAAGAGCTGTCCACCCACGCCCCCGCCCAAGAAACACAGAACCCGACACTCGAGAAGCATCTCGATCCTGACGAGGAAAAGGAGCTCCACGATCCACCATCGGGGTGCCTCCGCCGAAGCAGCCCACCTTTTTACCGCGGCAATATCAAAGAGTTATAGAACAAAACGACCCCGTCGGGACCCGCCGGAGACGCGATGCTCGAGGTCAAGAGCTCACCGAGGTCGAAAATCAGTGTAGGAACTCCACGACCAGCTTTCCCAGGCCACTTCAGTTCAAGCTCAATAGTCTTTTTGTTTACTAGGGACACCGAGTAAATGACTCGTAGGGGAGCCGTCACCTCCCCTACTTCATCAATTTCAGTATTGAGCAAATAGCGTGTAGTCAGCTCTTTTCGAGGAGCACAGATCCTCGAAAATTGTAGTCCGCGACGCTCGGGCGGCTAGTCCCTCGATGGGTGATGAACCCCCTCGAGGTCCAAGCCGACCCGTGCGACGCTGCCTCCTAATTTTCTTCGCACTCCAGTACACGCGCCCGAAACAACCTCTAGGAGAGAACGTCATGAGTTTAAGTAGATCGGCGGCCTATACCGCCAAGTACGGTGAAGAAGCGGCGAAAACCATCCTCCGTCTGATCGCGCAGATCGCTGCACGCTCGCGTTGGGGCTATCGCCGCTAAAACAACTTCGTTTTAAGTCTTTGATGGTCAGCCATATCCAAAGAGATATCGCGTGCGGCAGAACTTTAACTGCGGTGTCTAGGCGGTTGCGAGGGAAATTGAGAGAAGCCTCGGGGCGCCTCTGGACCCCTCGGCCCCACCGTTCTCCCAATTTCCCCGCGCAACCACCAGGTCCCCGCACTCAAAGTCCCTAGCCTTAAACCCACATCAGCATCAAAGCATAATTTCGTATCACTCTGTGGTCTTGAGTTTTTTAAAAGCTTTCTAAAAACTCAGTCGGCACCGCTCCGTACACTACGTTCGTTGCTCATTGGATCGCGGTCCGTGCCGCTTTACTCCACTTCGCACGACTCCGTTCCCTACGTCCGTGCCTTGGTTCGTGAATTTCAGCACAGAGAAAAAGCCAATAGTCAGCCGTAGTACGAGTTACTACTGCGTCGGTAAAATAGAGTTTGCCCTTCGACTGACGGTTTTCGGTCCCCCTACCGATGCAGTCCGGGCGACAGAAAACCGAAAGTCTCGAGCAAACTCTGTTTTATCTCCCATACACAAGTATTGGCACTTTTAGTCGAAGCCTTCTTTCGAACTGGTATCTTTGGCCATGTACATGGCGACCTCGCCGGTCAATATCTTTGCGGCGAGCCAACCGAAGACCATCGAGTGCAGGAAATCATCTGGACGGGTAGCGGCGTGTTTCCAAATACGTCGCCCCTGCTGGGTGGTTTCCTCGTACTCGGCCATGATGTCGTCGGTGAAATTTTTAAACTGCTCCCAGTGGGGAAGCTCGAAGCGCTTGGTGAAAACCCCCTGCATGATCTGGTCGATCAGCATGGTCTTATCTGAAGTGTATCCTGGGGCGTTCTGATTATTGTTCCACCTAATTTTCCCATCCATCCCGCCGTATCTATTCCCGTAGACCATGTGGTCCCCCAGCTTCAGCCGCAACTCGGCGTTGGCGAGCATCCCCTCGCCGGCGTCGCCAATCAACATCGCCACGCGATAGGTACGGCAGATCCGCACAATGTCGTTGATATCTTGGTGAGCATGGCCAGCGGGATAAATCTTGCCGTACAAAAGTCTAAGCCGGCCGTCGGCGAGAATCCCCCAAATCGCCAAAGTAGTTCGGGAGACATTTGTTGGGGACTGACCTCCCCAGTCGACCCCGGCGGCGATCTGGGTGACCCCTTCCATGGTCTCGGGATTTACGCCGTCGTCCCAGAAGTGCCACCCTTTGCAGAGAGCCTTGAGCATGTCTAGGCTGATAAGCCGGGCGCCGAGAGAGTCAGAGATTCCCAAGACTTCGTTATTAAATTGTGCCTTCGAGTAATTTTTTTGCTTGTCCAGAATATCGTCGTAGGCCTGTGGGGTCCCCACGTTTCTATGGAGCGCGATCTGGGGGATCCGAAAGCCCGCCAGGCGCTCCTCGGGGTGCATGGTGAGCCAGTAGCCTAGCCGGACGTCAAGGGGACCTTTCTCACAGCGGCCGCAAATCAAATATTTCGGGCCTATATTCTTCCAGCCCAAAATATTCTTGGTGCCGCACTCCTGGCAGGGGACCACCCACTCGCACTGGGTCGACTTCTGCCAGAGCATGGTCTCGATGTCGTTCTCGGCCGAGAGCGGCGTGCCGCAGTAAATTCTAAACTTGTAGCGTGAAGCCGAAAGGCATTCGCGCACGACCGGCTCGATGGCCTCCAGAAGCATGCTCTGGACTTCGTCGTAGCAGATTCTATCCGCCGAGATCCCGCGAATTCTTTCTGCGTCGTCACTTGCATAGGAGAAGAAAAACTCAGAGCCGTTGGCGAGCATTCTCATCGTGACATTGTTGGCGGGCATGTCGTTGGTGACAAAATACTTCTTGAGCATGGGAGAGAAAAATAATGCTTTTGCAAACCGTGTATTCGAAAATCGAGAGGTCTGTTCTTTGGATGGGCCGACAAATAGGCATCGAAACTGCGGGACGGAAATTCCCTCGGTTAGAAGAAAGTTCGCCAGGGACGTTGATTTACCGACCTGCCGCCCTGTCATTAAGACAATTGCCGGATGGCCACAGTCGTAGATGCTCTGAAACGGCTGATACTCCATCAAACTGAAGGGACGGCCTTCCAAATAAATTAAGCTTTCGGCAAGCTGCGAACGCTTGATCTCAAAAGGCATGGCAATCCTAAAGGTCAGATAAGTCTGGTTTGTCCTCTTATAGTAGTCTAAAAACGTAGCCACAACGAGGAGATATGATGGCAGGCAAAGAGAAGAGCGAGCTCATCGAGGACCATTACCAGAAGCTCGAGGACCAGTACGGGATCGAATTTTTGACTCCCGGAGAGATCAAAGAGATCCTGCGCGATTACGTTAAAACGTCAGATTTCTCTGACCCGGACACGCAGCACTTTGCGGTGATGGGAGAGCCGGGCTGCGGCAAAACAGCGATCCCGAAAGCAGTGTGTGCCGAAGAAGACGTCAACTTCCTCGTGATTCGAACTCCCAACGTTGACGAAGGCGTGCTCCAAGGCTATCCGGGGCAGGTGCCAGACGAGCCAGGTGTCGTCGACCTCTACATCATTAAGCGCTACAAGAAAAAGCTCGAGAGCTTCATTGCCAACGGCCGGCCGATCGCGATCCACTTCGATGAGATGAACCGGTCGAAAGACCACATCATCCAGAATGTCCACACGATCATCGACACGAAGATCATCGCCAACTTCGAGCTACCCGCCGACCGGACCATGTTCTTCGTCTCGGTCAACCCATCGACCGAGGCCCACACGGTCAGAGACATCTTCGGGAAAGAGGCAGCGCTCAACCGGCGCTTCGAGCTTTACGGGATGAAGGCAGACGCCAAGAGTTTTGTCGATTATCTGGTGAACTCTGTCCCCGATGCTCACCCGATTGTCGCGGAGTATATCCGCAACAACCCCGAGCGGGTGATGGGCCTGGCGCACATGAACGCCGGGAAGAAGTACGCCTGCCCGGCGATCTACAAGAGCTTTTCTCGCCAGCTCTCTAGGATGGAGGCAGACGGGGTCAACCTCCTGCGTCTGAGCAAGTATTCGCAGAAGGTCCGCCGGCTCAATGGAGCTTTTGGGACGGGCGAAGGCAAAGCCCTACTCAACTTCATCATGGACCGATCGCGCCACATCACGCCGACTCTGATCCTCTCGGATTACGACAAAGTCCAGCCGCTGATCAAAGGCGAGATGGCGCTCGTGCTCAAGAACAGCGAGGCCAACGAGAACGGAGACATCTTTGACGATGACGAGGGCGAAGACGGCTTCGACGCGGTACCCAAGACCAAGGACGGTACGTCCGACGCCCTTGACGCCGGGCAGCTCTCCAAGCTCGCCGGCGACGTTGCGGCCTACGTGGCAAACTACAAGCCCGACCTGGTCAACAACCCGGTCTGGGCGAAGAACCTCGCGCGCTTCATGGACGACCTGCCGAAAGATCCGCTGACGATGTTCTTCTCCAAAGTGCATATAAACCTGGCTTCGAATAAATACTCGGAAGACCTGGTCAAAGCACTCTCGGAAATCGACGAGTTCAAGTCGGCCTCTCACCGCGCGCACAAGTACACACGCGACGCTGCGAAAGCAACAGACGAGACAGGAAAATCAAAGCCAACTTTCTAAAACGCCATGTTTTAGAGGGCCTCGGGGTCATCCCCGGGGCCTTTCTTTTTTAGCTAACACAGGGCTTTCTTTGTTTTTTATCAATTTCAGCCTATTATAAGCCCAGACCCTATTTTTAAATTCGAGCTCGCGTCCGATAGGGGCGAGGCGACGGCTTACAACCTTTTGAGGTCCCAATGCCTCCCCCTCGTAAGCTGATCCTACAAAAGGTCGAAGACGCCGTCCGAGCTCCCGAGGTTCTCGACGACACCGTTCTCGACGCCGAGACCGACAACGCTGCCCGCCAGGTCATCGCCGAAACGAACCCAAGAGTCCTGTCCGACACGCTGTTCGTGATCGTGTCGCAACTTCGACAAGTTCTCTACGGTTCAGCCCCCGGGCATTGGTCAGACCTACCGCTGATTTCTTTAAAAGAAGTCTTCGATTTATATATCGGCAAACTGGTCATGAGTTGCCTACCGTCCGTGGCGGTGGGAGACCTAGTTTTTCAATCCACAGTGGCGGATAATACAGCAGTCACCTGCACCAATAATACAGATGTCGAGCCAGCGTTCGGGATCGTGACGGCGAAAAGATCCACAGTAGCCGCCGAAGTCTTATATCAGGGCATGATCGCGAGCTCACTAACCAGGGGCAAAGTTTTTTTAGGTATCGACGGTCGCCTCACCAAGACCCTCCCCGCAGCCGGCTACATCCAGCACCTCGGTATTTCTTTCGGCAACGGCATGATGCTTTTCAATCCAACACTAGCTCGCACTAAGAGGTCGACTTAAATAGGAGTTTCCCTCCATGGCTCGCCCTAAAAATGCTCCCCCAGTGAAAACCGATAAAGTCGACCCCCAGAACTCCGAAGAGGCTTCCGTCGGTGCGTCAAAGGCCACTCTATCTCCTAATCATCTTCTTCAACTCGAGACCCTTTCTCGAGAAATAGAAATCGCTCGCCTACAGCGCACGATTCGTGAACAAGAATTGAAGAACAAAGCGCTGGAACAAAAAGTAGCGGCCTTTGAGCTCGAAGCCCTCCAGCGTGCCGTCGCACAAGCGGACGCTACTCACGAATCAAAGAAAAAAGCTAGAAACGCTCTAGTTTTGAGCATTAAAGAATCCTACGGGATCTCCGACAACTTTGGCTACAACCCTGAGACGGGGATGATCGTCCGGGAATAACACCTTAGGAGATCTAGTAATGGCTCTGGTCAAAGTCCTTTATGTTGACGCGAACGGCGACTACACCGAAGTAGACAGTGCTGCCGACACGGTCAAAGCTTATGGCTTCGATGCATCAGGACAGCCTATTACCAACGTCGGCGCCGGCTCCGCCAGCACCGACGCCGTCAACTACGGGCAGTTCCTGGCCGCCATCAACGGCTTTGACTGGAAGGCCTCGGTCCTCGCTGCAACGACGGCCGCCCTGCCGTCGGTCACTTACGCCAACGGTACGGCCGGTGTCGGCGCGACGTTGACTGCCGCCGCCAACGGTGCCTTCCCCGCCCAAGACGGTGTCGCTGCGACGCTCAACGCGCGCTACCTGATCAAGGACGAGGTAGCGGCCGAGACTAACGGCATCTACGTGCTGACGGCCCTTGGCGACGTGTCGAACCCTTTCGTCTTGACGCGGGCCACCGACTCTGACGATAGCTCGGGGACTAACCCTGAGGTCTCCGACGGCAACACCGTCACCGTCGAGCAAGGCACCCTCTACTACGACCGGGCCTTCAAGCTCACGACCAACGGCGCCATCACCATGGGCACCACGGCGCTTACGTACTCGGCCTTCGCCGTCAACACGATCACCGGCGGCGCCGGTATCGACGTGACCGGGGCCAACGTCTCGGCCGACCTCTACACGGGCGGCGGCATCAAGTTTGTCGGCGTCGGCGACGCCGGTCAGCTCGCCGTCGAGCCGAGTGATTTCGCCGGCAGCGGCCTGGTCGACGACGGCAGCGACAACCTCGCCATCGACTGGTCGACTGCCTACAACGACAGCAAGGCGGTCAAAGCCTCGGATCTGTCGAGCACCGCGACGGGCCTGGGCGCTTCGATCATCGGCATCGAAGACGCCGGCGGCTTCACCACGGTCACCACGGCCGAGGCTGCTCTCCAGGAGCTCTACGGCCTGGCCGGCGCCCACGAGTACACTGTCGACGTGGGTGGCGTCACGATCGGAGACCTCGTCTACCTGTCGGGCAGCAACACCGTCAAGACGATGCCCATCACCGCCGCCCACGTCGCGATCGGCATGGCCATGGCGACCGTGGCAGCCGCCGGCACCGTCCGAGTGAAGAAGTTCGACACGATTCTCGCAGGCGCCGTCTCCGGGGCGACTGTCGACCAGAAGTACTACTGGAGCGGCACGGCGCTCACGACGACCCTGCCCCCGGCCTCGGGCTCCTACGTGTGGCAGGCGGGCGTCGCCATCAACGCGACCGACCTCCTGGCCGACGTCGACTTCATCAAGCGCAACGCCTGATACGCAGTACTATTTCTTTTCGCACGGAGGCCTTCGGGCCTCCTTTTTCTAGGGCCCTATGACGGCAGTCCCCCCTATCAAAGTCATTATCGCCGAGCGGTCTGGGACTGACCTGGATTTCAACGAGGAGTATGACCTCGAGGCCGACGGTATCCCTTTTGCCCCTGGGGTGTCGGGTCTGGTCTCAACTGAGATCGGCCCGGCTCTCCGCGAGGCGGCCACTGCTACAGCCGTCTCCGCCTCGCCCGGCTTCACCTGGGGACGGTCGGGGAACATCTCTCAAGGCTCCTACCTCCAAAACGATACGGTCCCCAGCAACGTCTCGGGGCGGATCGTACCCGTCTCTGACGGCTTTATAAAAACCATTTTTATTTCCCAGGAGCTCCCCGAGGCCATCACCGTGACCGTACAGAGACGGGTGGGCGGCAGTCTAGTAGACCTCGTATCTGCCTCAACGCTGGCGACTGAGCGCGTGAAGATCGTCACGGTCGATGCTGCGGTCTCTCTGGGCGACGAACTCGCGGTATATATTTCGGCCGGCTCTCCGAAGAACGCCGTCGTCGGCCTGGTCATTAAGGGGTCGTCGTGAGTAAGACACTACGCAACACGACCGGCAGCTCGATTCTCGTCACCGACACGGGGATCGTTATTGCTTCCGCGACGACCTACACCATCCCGCCGACTGACTATCTGATCTGGGCGGCCTCGAGTGACGTTATCACGCAGGTCGGCTCCGGTGCGCTCGTCGTCAACGACGGCTCGTCCGACCTGACGATATCGGACGGTACTGACCTCATAAAGGGTATCTTTCCTCGGAAAATACTCGGTGGGACGGACGGCACGACGATCGGTAACGTCGGCGACCGGTTTAAGGTCGACTCGCTCGCGACGATCACGCCAGTGGCGTCGACCTTCGGGACCGTCTTTAAGTTCTTCGAAGTGAACCCAGTCTCAACCAAGACCGAGACCGACGGCGTCAGCTACACCGTCCCGGCCGGTAAGACGTTTGTACTCACGTCGTTCCAGGGCAACTACGACACGCAGACGCCCGTTGTACTCCGGCTCAAGAAGCAAGCGCTCGGGTCCGGCGCTTTCGTGCAGCAGATGCGCCTGCCGATGCGCTCGCACCCGAACGACCCGAGCCACATGAATATCCTGATCCCCTACGGCCAAGTCATAGGCGTCGCCACCGACATCTTCAAGATAACCTACGAGTCAGCGCTGTCGAGGGGCATCCTGTGGGTCTGTCTCACGGGGATTGAATATTGACGTCGCTCTTTACATCGCACTACACGCTGGAATGAGGTCGACGTGGCCGCAGTAGGAGTACTTTTCAACCTTACTTTCAGTGGCTCGGCCACCACCGTGTCGAAAGACGACTGGTATGATATAGGCGCGCTGTCGGTGGGCGGCGGCTACTCGCCGATTCCTACCGGCGTGCAGCTCTGGCTTGGGCTGATGATGGCCTTCAGCCAAGACAAGGGCCTCTCCTACGAGATCCGAGTCAACAACTCCGGCCAGTCGACGGGCACGGTCTCCACCACAGAGTTGATCGGTGTCTCCGCGTCTGATCCCGCGTCAGGGACCACGCCGTGCGACCTTTTTTATAGAGGCGCAATTCAAACTCTGGCGCCGGCTGCCTCCTCGACGGGCGTCGAGAAACTCTGGCTTCGGGTCGAATCCGGCACGGCGACGAGCTCCACCTTCGATTGGTTCATCTACTTTACGACTCGATGAGAGGACTGTCCCATGTCGCGCATTAGCCTCGCCTGGGCTGATTTCAAGGTGATCGCCGCCACCAACAAGGCGAAGATGCGTCTTGTCGAGCGTGCGCTCGACGCGGTGGCGCCCAGCTACCCGTTCTACTACATGACGTTCTCTGACAGCGGCGGCCTGTTCGAGACGTCGGTGCTTAAAGACGGTGGCGCCGACCAGACAGACGTCGAGACGAACTTCCTCCCCTACGCCAACAAGAACGCCGACTCGCCGGCCGACTCCGACCTCTCGGTGCTTACCCGGCCCAAGATCACGGCGCTTGGCTGGACCATGCAAGACCACTACTTCGAGTTCGCGCTCGGCACCCTCGCCTCGACAGGTCTTTACTCAAAAAATGCTGCCGGCACGGACTTCGGCTTCAGCACCATGCGGTTCTACGAATCGGTAGCAGGCGTCGAAACGCTGATCGCCGGCGGCAACGAGCTTAGCCAGACCTACCTGACCGCCAATGCCATCAGGACCGATGTCCTCTGGGAGATGACCAACGACATCGACGTGATCAGCGGAGAATTGCGCTTTGCCGCGGACATCACAGTCGACGTTCGCATGTGGGTCGTCGTCGTTCCCGACGTGCCGGCTCTCTATGGCGGCTCCAAAGAGCTGATCACTGGCGGCAGAAACCTGCGTATGATTCAGGCGAAGACGCCATTCTTCATCGAAGGGCGCACGGTGAAGCACCTTGTCTATGATGCCACCTACCACACCAACAAGTTCCAGATGGTCTACCGGCATCCAGCTGGATTCAATGACACGATCAGCATGACGATTGGCCTTTATAAAGCGTGAGGTTACCGGTGACTGAGTACAAAGGCTTCAAGTTTTGGCTGGTCGAGACGAAGACCAATGGGCAGAAAATTTGGCGCATTCAGTTCCCCGGTGGTCACAAGACCCCACCTTTATTTTTAAAGTCAGAAGCCGATGTAAAGATTGAGATTGATAAAATAATTTTGACCGCCCAGGATATACACTAAGATTACACCATGTAATGCGCTAAGGAGTCGCCACCATGACCACCGCCTCTGCGTCAATTGACGCCCTTTTTCACACCGGCACTGACCAGAGCCCGCTCGGTGAGTCGTCCGAGTACGTGCTGAAGACTTTGCTCCCGGCCATCACGCTCTTGGCCGACCGGGCGATCTCGCCGGCGGAGTTCGCGGCGACCGTGTCGCGGGTGGCCGACACCAAGGCCGACCTGGAAGACGTTGTGGGTCTCAGCAAGCGCATGGAGAATGCTGAGTCGCGCATCAAGACGCTGACCGAGGCGACTCGGAGCCTGCACGCCGTCGAGTCGCAGGTAGCGGAGCTGACGGGCGCGGTCAATCTGATCGACACGGACAAGATCAATGCGATCGTCGAAGCCATCAACCTACTCGAAGGCAAGCTGACGGTGTTGCGGACGGCGACGAGTGCCTTGGCGCTGACGGTGAGCCCTGCGGCGCAGACGACTTTTGATACGGCCACCAACGGGTAATAGGGGGTTGTCCCCTTTACATAGTTTTTTCAAGGAGACCTCTACATGACCGCACTTTCTAACGGCAGCCTCGCGACCCGCTTTGGTGACAAAGCCTTCATTGCCAAGCTCACCACGGGAACGGCGCTCGTCGTCAGCATCTCGGGTAAGCTCGATGGCACGATCAACAGCATGGCGATTTCGGGCTCGGGCCACCTGGAGTACACCTACAACTTTGACGCGGCGGCTTGGCAGCTCGTTGCCAACGGCCTCGCCACCGGTCCGCAACTTCCTGCTGGCCCGCTCCTCTATGTCCCGGGGCCGAACGCCTCTGGCCTGATGTCGGCCGTGACGAGTGGAACGGTTGTCACCGATGCGCCGCTGACCTCGGCCAAAGACCGCCAAGTGTGGCCCCTCAAAGGCCGCGTCGGCTCGATCAAGGTCGCCGTGTGGACGAACGCGGCTCCCTCGTGTGATCTGACCGCAGTCGATGCCTCCACGGACTGCGACAGCGGTACTTATGCCGCATGCTCGGCAGATTGCCACAACCTGAAGGCGGCCAACGGCTGGGAATGATCCAAAACAGAAGAGCGCTGCTGTAAAAGGCAGCGCTCTTTTACTTTTGCCCTGAGGGACTCCCGGTGTCGGAAACGCCTAAGCTTAAAGATCAACTCCTAGGTCTCGTCGAGACGGCGGTCAACACCGTCAAGGTCGGCGCCGTCATGCTGCCCGACGACCAGGCAATGGACCGCTATATCATCTGCATGGAATGCCCTTTTTTGACGATCGAGTCGAAAAACTTATTTGGCAAAATCGATGGCAAGACCCGGTGCAAAAAGTGCGGCTGCGACATGGAGAAGAAGGTCCGCTTCGCTGGCGCCAAGTGCGCCGACAAAGAGAACCCGCGTTGGTGATCACGGGGCTTTGAGGGCATTGAAGTCGGCAGCGAGATCCGCGTTGCTGATCACGCTCTCGGCGAAGCTCGGCATCCCCGTGCGACCGTAGCGGACGGCCGTCTCATAGGCGGTCACCCCGAGCTTCGTACCCTTCAGGACGGTCGGGCCCTCACCAGAAGCTCCGTGGCAGCTCTTGCAGTTCAAGGTGTAGGCCGCCGACAGGGTCACGGTCGGCGTGACCGGCGCTGGACCAGGAGCCGGAGTCTGGGGCTGAGGCGTCTGGGCGACCGGCGCAGGGGCGGGAGTGGCCGGGCTCTTGCCGACCGGTTCGTCCTTCCCGCAGCTCATCCAAAGCACCAGGACGGTGGCGAGAGAGCCGAGCACGGCGGCGAGCGTCTTCACGTTGAAGGTCACGGTGGGTCCTTTCCATGTAGGTGAGTGGTCACCCCAAGGATACGAGGATCACCCGCGGCTCTCCAGCATTGTTCGCTGTTCTTAAAGGGGCTTCGCCTAAAAGCCCTTAACCCCCTCCCTTTTCTTCCGAAGAGACTCTCGAATCTTTCAGCTTTGAGGAGAGATCATGGACGCAAGACTGCGCCACTGGCTTTTGAGCTCCGTCGTGCCTTTCACGAAGATGCTCGGCCACTTGCACTCGCCCTATAGCCATAAGCTTATCCACAAGTCTGACGTCGATGCTGCCCTGGCTATCCTAAAGCCCGGCATGGGCTTTGTCACCCGGACGGAAGGTGAGCTCACCAACCTCTTCATCCCGGGCTACTGGAGCCACTGTGCCGTCTACGTTGGGGGCGGCTTCGT